GATGTGGGTAAAAATGTTAATAGCCATAGTTTAATTAGTAAATTAGTCTTTTTTGAAACGGCTTAAATCCAATTGAGGTAGTGGTTTTTCTATGTTTAGACCAGCTAGTCTTTCATTTTGGATAACTAATTTACTTCCGCCTACAACCTTACCATCTACTACGTCATATATGAAAAATACAGTTTTTGTAAGTCCCACACGAACAATTCTGCCGGGTTTGCCATCAATATATACAACATCATCTTCTTTGTAATCGGACCCAATAAACATAAACAGTGCCGCGGCAAGTTTTTCAATGCTTGATTTAAACATTAGAATTACTAATCCCGCTACGAACATCCAGACATATTTGCCTGTCATATCTTGTGCGGTTGATTCTAGTACCTGTTGAGATATTACGTGTGCTGTATTTGTATCCATAATCGTCTTTAGTTTATTAACACATAACATTTGTTAACAATCCAAAACAATTATATAATAAATATAAATATTAATTTATTTAATCCACTTTTGTTCTTTTAGAATATCATCAATCAATTCTTTTTCGGAACTATCCATTTCTTTATCAAATCTTTTCAATACTTCAGTCAATGGATATACTCTATCAGGAGATTCTTTTTGTTTTTCTTTTAGTTCTTGAATTACATCAACTATTTTAACAAGTGGAGACTTGAATTCATCAACTTTGTCTTTTGAAGCGAAGTTAGCCAATTCAAATGCATGTGGAGTTAATGCTTTTACCAAACTTAGTAATCCAGAACCAATCATATTAAATATACTAAATGCTGCACCAGCTGCTGGATGTACTGTTGCTAATATTCTTAATATAACAAATACCACAACAAATATGATAATTGCGGTCATTGCACTAACAAAGAACTTTTTTAAACCCCAAAATACAGCATTAAGACCAAACATACCACTCATAGCATCCAAAGTAGCCTTGCTTTGATCAGCTTCTTTTGCAATTTCTTTTGCTTTATCAGTCATTTGCCATAATTCATCGTCATACTTTTCTTTCAAAGCAGACTTTTCTTTTTGCAATTTGTTTATGATTTCGTCACGTTGTGATAGTAATTGATCACCCTTTTTTCTTTCCTCAGCAACTTGACTGTTTAATAAATCAACGGTAGCTTTTATACGTTTAATTTCATCTATGTGTGGTGATCCAACTATAGAAATTACACGTTCATTGAGTGATTTAGCAGTATCTACTTGTACTGACGGGTTTGTTACTTGACTTAAAGAGTGTTGAATACCTATAGACAAAGACGATGCTTGTACACGTTTGCCTTTTTCTACTTTTTCCAACTCTACCATCGTATTATCTACTTTGGCTTCTTGTTTAGCAACAGCGTCTTGTGCAGTTGTAACTTGCTTCGCCGGTCTAACTTCAGACGAAATACAACCGGTTAGTATTAAAATTACGATGGTGTAAAACAGTTGTTTTTTAAAGTTCATATAATATAAATATTATTTTTTATAATAAAACTAATATTTATCAATATGATCAAACTTAATGACTTAATAGAGAACGATTCGTTGTGTCCGATGGCACATCCTAAGAACATAGAACCAGTGATGAGTTCTTATTTACGTTATCATATTGACAATAAAATTCCACTTAGCGAAAACATTTTTAGAACCTATAGTGAGTCTTATTTTGATTTAATCGAAGAAGTTCGTACTTTGTATTTTCAAAATTTAATAGAATTGTGTGACGCTGACGCTGAATTGGTTGAAAGTGATTTGGGTAAAAAGGCTATATTTGAAGGTAGAGAAGTGTATTTGGATGCGCCTATCGAAGACGAAGAAGATTTATTGATGGAACTTAAGCATAGAGGACGCACTGTTAATTTAAGTAGACCATTTAGAACACCCGGCGGTCCTAAAAAATATGCTGTATATGTTAAATCTAAGAATGGCAAAGTTAAAAAAGTAACATTTGGAGATCCAAATATGAGAAGCAGAGCTAGTAGCAAGGCTCGTCGTAAGAGTTTTGCAGCTAGACACAGATGTAGTCAAAAGAAAGATAGAACAACGGCTGGATATTGGAGTTGCAGAAGTCATAGAATGAAATCGTTGGGTAATAAAGGTAAAGGTAAATACTGGTAATGAGTCTACCGTTTATAGAAAACCCACTGGGTAACAGTCAGTATATAAGAGAATTTAGTTCCGATGTAGCTACTCACGAACTGGAATGGCATATAGATCGTGAAGACAGAACCGTTGAAGTTATAGAAAATAACAATTGGCACTTTCAATTAGATAATAATTTACCACAATTACTTAAAGAAACAATATTTATACCTAAAGAAACATACCACCGTGTAATAAAAGGCACAGGTAATCTAAAAGTAAGAATAACAAAACACATATGAAATTTATTGATTTATTAACAGAAGTTAAAATGTACGAAACACTTGGGTTACCTGATGACAGTATTATCCCACTAGATACGTTTGTATGTGAATGTAAAAATTGCGTAAATCAATCTCTATATGAAGCTATAAATGATACCGATAACAATTTAAAGATATGTTTGACTGAAGCGAACAAAAAGGAGCCTATTAGTTTTGAGTTGGCCGAATTAATGAAGAATATTGCCCGAGACACTCAAGGAAGATTAAAACTGTTGAGTGTATTAAACGATCCAAAAACACTGAAGTCTTTCTTAGATGACAAAGGATATTTGACTGCAATTTTATATTTGGCTCCCTCTGATTCATCAGGTCACGAAGTGTGTCCAAAGAAAAGTCCGGAATGTAACGCTGGTTGTTTGAATTTTGCTGGTAACCCTGCATATCTAAAAGCAAAATTAGCAGCAAGAGCTAGAAAAACTCGTTGGTTGTTTGGTGACAAATTGACATCTGATGAGATGAAAAATATTCCTACAGATCCAAAAATTATAGATAGATTTTATGGCAAAGGTAGACCCGGACCCGAAGGTAAACGTGGTAGAATATTGAATCCAATGCGTCCTGAAGACTTCATTGAAAGATTGCAAATTGAAATGGAGTTTTTGAAAAAAGTGGCTGCTAAATACAATTTAAAGTTATCGGTTAGATTAAACGGTACGAGCGATCTTGATTTTCATAAAAAATTGGAAAGTTGGAAATCTGCAAATCCAGATGTTAAATTTTATGACTATACAGCCGTGTTTAAATGGGCAATGCAAAGTCTTGAAGATCCTTCAAAACCACATATGACTTTTTCAAGAAAAGAAACTTTACAAAACAATATAGAATGTGAAAAATATTTGAAGGCTGGTGGTAATATTTCCGCAATATTTGATGAATTACCAGAATATTATCGTGGTTATAAAGTAATTGATGCAGATAGAACCGATTTGAGATTTTTAGACGATAGTGATCGACCAATTGATCCTGATACAGGTAAACCCGTGGGTGTAATCGCCGGATTAAAGATGAAGGGATTTAGATTAAAAGACGCATTTGCCTTGGGTATAATACAAAATAAGGGACCAGAAGATACATTCGTAATAAGAACCAAGGAATTGAGGAAAAGATTTGGAGATAAGTATTTTACACAAAAAATTCATTGGGGTGATCGCGCACCAACAGAGCCAAACAATATTACTGCTAAACAGATCTATAAAGATAAAATCAAGAATTATTTAAATAAAATATCAAGTAAATTGAAAGGTACAGCTGATAAAACGGATGAAAAAATATGATATGTGAATTAACAAATTATAAACTGTATATTTTTGTTGTTTAGATATTTATAATTAATGAGTGCTAATTTAGATCAAGATAGGGTAAGATGGCCTGGGAGTGGTAGTAGTGTTACTCAAAACACTGTGCCATTTGGTTATTACTTAAGCGAAAGTTGTAACACAGGATCTGGCGAAACTACTTTTGAAAATGATTGTAGTAGTAGTGCTATGTGGGCAGCAAAACGTTTGGGTTATCCTATTGTCGATATTGAAATGATCGATGTTAATTTTTATGCCTGTTTTGAAGAATCTGTATTGGAATATAACCGTGTAGTTAACGAATTCAACATCGTTAATAATATGGTAAATTTACAAGGATTACCACAAAACCAATACAAAAATTTAACAGGTCTAGGAGTAAAAAGTACAGGATTGCCTTTTATAATTCAATTGAGCAAACAATATGGTGCAGAAGCACTTGTTGGTGGCGAATATGAAGTTAAACGCAATTATATTACTGTCAGTGGCAGTGTTAATCCAAGCAGCACACAACAAGTTTATGACTTAAATCAATTGATTGGTAAAGATATTGAACACTTGACAGGCTCTCGTATCGAAGTTAAACGTGTATTTCACCAAAGACCGCCAGCAATTGCTCGTATTTATGATCCGTTTAGTATGACTGGTATGAGTTATAGTAACGTACTAACAGAAATGGGATTTAGCGCATACAGTCCTGCTACACAATTCTTAATGACTCCGATCTTTGAAGACTTGGAACGTGTACAAGCTATTGAGTTTAATGATATGGTTCGTAAAAGCGCATATAGTTTTGAAATTCTAGGTAATAATAAGTTGAGAATATTTCCAATTCCAACCGACAATTTCAAAGTTTATATAGATTATATAGTTGAAAGTGAACGTGATATTACCAACTTTTATAGTGGATCTCGTTATGAATACATTAGCGATCCAAGTGATATACCATACGAATACTGTACATATTGTAAGATAAATCAACCAGGCAAACAGTGGATCAAGAAATATTTCTTGGCTTTGTGCAAAGAAACATTGGGACGTATATTACAAAAATATAGTACAGTACCAATTCCAGGTGGCGAAGTAACTCTTGACGGTGCGGAGTTACGTTCTGAAGCCAAGGAGGAAAAAGACACATTGCTTGATAAATTGAGAGATATGTTGGAAAAAACCTTGCGAGTCAATCAATTGGAAAATAAAGGTAAGGAAAGCGAAGAAATGAATAAGATGCTTTCCAGAGTACCACTACACATTTATATAGGATAATTTATGGCAGCACCTGTATCACCACAATACCCTAAACAAAATCCAGCTTTTAAGCAATACTGGACATCTACACGTAAAGATGTGGGTATTTATAACAATAATTATTCTCCCGGTAGATACTTTTCTCCAAGAGATATAAATTTTTTGGGAAGTGTTAATTCTGAATTAATCGGTGATATAATCGAATGCGTTGTACAAGTATTTAAAATTGCAGCTTATGAAACCAATACCAATATCTACGGTGAAAGCAGTAGTGACAAGGGTAAGGTTTTTTACTCTGGTATAGACTTGAGTTGTTTGGTGCAACGTGAAGACATTAACACAGAAAATCAAGGATATGGACCTGATAGAAAACAAGATATTGTTTACAGATTTAGAGAACGTGATTGTATTACCACGAACTATTTCCCAGAAATTGGCGATTTGGTGCTTTACAATGAACGTTATTATGAAATTGATAACGTAGTTCAAGAACAATTCTTGGGTGGTCATCCTGATAAGTCTTGGAGTTTGATTGTTAATACTCATTACACAAGACTAAGCAAAATTAACCTAGTAGAAAGACAAACATAATTTATGGCTTGGGGTCCAAATACTAATACAAATCCGCCGCCAAATCCTATTGAAAACGCATCTGCACAATCAGATGTTAAAAAGTTCTATAATAGAGCCAACGCAACTCGTCGTGATACAGATAAACAAAAGAATTTTACTGTAACGTTATTGGACGTTGATACAGCTATTATCAACACATTAGATAGTACTTTAAGACTACAAGTAAACGATAATGGTGAAGTTGTCAAGGTGCCAATTATATATGGCAATCCAGAAAGATGGTTTGCTATGAAAAAGTTTGGTCATATCAGAGACAATCAAGGCAAAATATTGTTGCCAGCTGTTATGATTCGTAGAAAAAGTGTAGAAAATAACAAAGATCTTGCAACATTTAATCGTTATTTGAGTTATGAAACCATAATGAATTATAGCGAGAAAAACAAATATGACAGATTTGATTTGATGAACAAAGGTGCGTTTGCAAGCAAGCCAACCAAACAAATTTACAGTGTAAGTTTACCAGTTCAAGTAAATATTACATACGAATGTATCATTTGGACTGATTATGTAGATCAAAACAATAAGCTGTTGGAACAAATCAATTATGCAGCTAAAGATTACTGGGGAGACGCAGAAAGATTTAAGTTCAGAGCCAGAATAGACAGTTATAGCATCGAACAAGAAATCAATGAAGGTGAAGATCGTAATATCAAAACATCATTTGATATAAATGTCAATGCATATTTGTTAAATGAAAATTACATAACAAATTTAGACGGGGTAAAAAATACCACTCAAAAGCTATTTACAGTAAGAAAAGTAATGTTGCAAGAAAATGCAATTGCTAGTGCAGGTGAAATGGAAAACATTTCAAACAATATTATTAAGAATAGCAACAATTTAAAAGATAGTCCATTGGATTACACAGATGTAACAGGTCAAGGTACAATGGCACTAAACGTAAATAAAGTAACAAATTTAGACGGATATAATAAAATACAACCCAGTTTTGAAGGTGTTACCAAAACACCATTTCATCCAGCTCCAAAATCTATCACCGATTATGGAGAAAATGGTTGGTTAGCATATGATTCTAAATATATCTATGTTTATCAATATCCAGCGGGGTGGTTAAAAAGAGAAATTGCTACATTTGATTATGACTATAATAGTCAAACCTATATCAGTGGATACGATTGCAATGGCAATCCTATTTACACAACTGCAAATAAAAGACCAATAAATACCGCTTTTAGAGTATTTCAAAGATTTCCTGACAAATTCTATCATCAAGTACCATATCAATCATCAGATTATGGTGAAGATGGTTGGGTAAGCTACGACGGTAATTATTTTTATATATACAGCGCAGGACAGTGGAGAAGAATACCAATTTCTCTATTTAATTAAATATAATTAATATTTATGTTTTTAACACTTACACGGTGTTACTTAACCGTATCGTTATATTTATAAGAAATGTCAACATTAAAGAAAGATCCATGCGAGGTTTCTCCAATAAAATTGGATAATGCTCTGTATGATTATAAAAAATTAACAGCGACTTTTAAAGATCCTACCACAGAGCTGTTTCTTAAAATAATCGACGAATTACGTAAAATTATTTATTGTCGAACCAGTTCTCAGTTTTTCAACAATGTTGCTACTAAACAAATACCATGCGATCAAAAATCAAAAACTTGGGTATTTGATCATAATTTAAACTCAGATCTAGTATTAATTCAAACATACGACGAGAATTTCAATCAATTAATACCAGAAACAATAGTACTCAATAATGATAATACCGCAACCATAACTTTTTCGTTTGATGCATGCGGATACATCATAGGTGTAAGCGGTAATATCAGCACCAGTGGTACTTCAGGCACAGGCACCAGTGGTAGTAGTGGTAGTAGCGGAGAAAAAGGATCAGCTGGATCAAGCGGAACAAGCAATACAAGCGGCACAAGCGGTACAAGCACATCTTCAGGTACCAGTGGTAGTCAAGGCACAAGCGGTACAAATGGTGAGGGTGGTAGTAGCGGTCAAAGTGGCGATATAGGAACCAGTGGAACTAGTGGAGAAAATGGAAGCAGTGGTACAAGCGGTAGTAGTGGTTTATTAGATGGATCAAGCGGATCAAGTGGTACAAGTACTACAAGCGGTACAACCGGCACAAGTGGCACAAGAGGATCAAGCGGTAGATCAGGCACCAGTGGAAGCAGCGGAACAAGTGGTAGTAGCGGAACAAGTGGTACTAGTGGTACAAGTGGTACCAGTGGTACAAGTGGCACAAACGGTACTAGTGGTAGCAGTGGCACCAGTGGTACAAGCGGATCTAGTGGCACAAGTGGTACAAATGGATCAAGTGGTACAAGTGGTAGCAGCGGATCAAGTGGTACAAGTGGATCAAGTGGTACAAGTGGTACAAGCGGATCTAGTGGCACCAGTGGTACTAGTGGTACGAGTGGTACCAGTGGGTCAAGTGGATCGAGCGGATCTAGTGGCACAAGTGGCACATCTGGTATAAGTGGAAGCAGTGGTTCAAACGGCACAAGCGGCACAAATGGCACCAGTGGCACAAGTGGTACTAGTGGAACAAGTGGTACAAGTGGTACAAGCGGTACAAGTGGATCATCTGGTAATAGTGGATCATCCGGTAGTAATGGGACAAATGGCACCAGTGGTACAAGCGGCACAAGTGGTACAAGCGGTACTAGTGGTACAAGCGGCACCAGTGG